ATTACCAAGAACTTCATTCATCATCTTGGCTTTAAACTGTTCTGATGTTACATATTTGTAGCCAAAGTATCCTCCACCAATAACAGAAGTTACCATAAGGAAAGAAACAATGCTGAGAACATTCGCTATTTTTTGAAACATGATTAAAGAAGCATTAATAAAGGCTTTAGCACCTATTTCTTTGATGGTGCTTTTTCTGATTGTTGGACTGACTCCACTTTATCTGATTGCAGGTGTTCTTCTACGGTCTGCTTCAACAAACTCTCCCCAAACTGAATACCGCCCTCAATCATTGCGATAAGTTTAGTTTCTTGAGCAACAACTAATTGTGCTTGTTCGAGTTTTTCTCTGTGAGTTTTTAACTCTTCTCTCCATTGAGTAATTTGTTTTGCTGTAGTTGCGTCCATAAAATTATGTATTTATAGTAATATTACCAGTATTATTTAAATTAGACAGGTTTTGTAGGCCAAGTCACAGAGGTAGGAAACGAACCTTGTGTTGGTACGTCTAATAATGCTTGTCTATAAGCTTTCCATTCATCTTGTTTTGTAGTTGACAGGTCTGCCCATCTAAGTGCATTAGAAACAATAGGGTCAACATATAAAGTTAGTAAATAATCACGATATTCTCTAGCATCAGTACTTTTTTCTTCATCTGTTCTAAAGTCTGCTACTTCTGACGATCCATCAGCATTTACTTTGTTATGGTCATTATCCAAAGCATTTGCCCATTGAGCTTCAGTTACTTCAATATTTGGCTCTGGAATCGTATCATGTGCTTCATCGTTATACCAACCAAGAAGTTGATTTGTTGTGCTATCAATGTGTGCGTAAAATTTCATGTTAATAACCTACAGCAATAAAGAAGTGGTTGGCAGGGTTTGTGTTTTGTCCACTATATCCTTGAAAGTTACTTCTATTAACTGATTTAACCTGCATATTTCTTTGGGCAGTACCAGCAACACTAGAATCATTTGGAGTAACTATGACAGCCCTGCAAACACTTGGAAAAGCTGTTGCAAAAGATTTTGTAGTCCAATAATTATGATTTAAATTTACATTGCCCCATACGAATTGTGTGCCATCTCTATAACGTACATAACCATTAGTTGCAGCAGATCTAGCAGAGTGAACATTAGTTAAATATCCACGACCATTTGAAATTTGACTATTGTTTGTAATGTTGTTTGCGTTTGTAGCTCCTGTATAACCTAAATTAGCTAAAGTCAAAGTTCTTGTGCTATGAGATTGTATTACACCATCTGTCATGTTTAGCTGGTCAATTACAGTTGCACCCGAAGTATTTATATCTGAGTCAGTACCGATTATTGTGTTTCCGCTACTCGTCACATATCCAGCCCCATTTGTTAACTGGTTATTGTTTGTAATATTATTTGCACCAGCAGCAATTCCATCTAATTTATCGTGATGAGCAACTGACATAACACCAGCAGCCGAACCAGATGCTTCGCTTATTGTTGCGTTATTACCCGAACTACTAGCAATCGTAACGGCTGTTGTTGATGTAGATGTTGATAAATTAGTTGTTGAGTTAATCCCTGTAAGGTTTGAACCATCACCATATAAAGTATCAAAATATCCGTTTCTTACTCTTACACTATTAGAACCAATATCATAAGTGCTGTCTGATGCCGGATCAAAATGTCCTGAACCATCAATAAGCCATCTATCTGCAGTATTTTCTCTAAAAACTATGCCACTTGTACCACCAATAATATATAAATTACTGTTGTGATGTTGTATTTTTGTATGGTTTCCTGTCCAGTTTCCAGCAGTAAAACTTATGTCACTATTTGCTCCAATAGTAGCAGCACCAGCACCACCACCAAAAGTAATATCACCGCTTGCTGTATCTGCTGTATCTGATCTTAAAAACTGAGAAGAAGAAACTCCGTCTAAAGTATCTGCTGCTAACCCAGAACCAGCACCATCAACCGTTAAAAGTAATGTAAGTATTTCTGAAGCTGTTTGATCTGCGGTTGCTGAAGCTTCAATTCCATCAAGTTTTGTGCCATAAGTTGCCAAGTCTCTGCCATCTACTGTTCCTGATACTGAGATATTTCCTGTTACGTCAATACCAGCACCAACGTCTAGATTGCCAAGTACATCAACATGACCGTCCGTATTTATGATAAATCTATCAGAGTTATTTGTAGTATCTCTAACTTTAAATAAGCCACTATTTACAAGGATTCTGTAGTCAGGGTTATCATTAGAATCAACTAAATTTATAGTTGGTCCAGTAGATGTAATAGTTAAATCTCCATTTCCTGTAATATCACCAGTAACATCGAGACCAGCATTACAATCTACATTGCCTTCAAAATCAAACTGACCAGTAGAACTAAGAGTCATTCTATTAGTCGTGTTTGTGCTATCTCTTAATCTAAAAGTTCCATCTTGATTTCCAAGTTCGTAATCACTATTATTATTTGAATCAACTAAAAGTAATGCAGGGTTTACATCTGTGATAGTAATATCTGATGTAAAAGAAGGAGAAATCTTTGACCCTGCTATCGCTGCACTTGCATTTATATCAGCGTTAACAATATCTAATGAAGCTAATTTTGATTTTGCTATATTTGCAGCCGAATGTAAATCAGCATTTACTATGCTGCCATCTTCTATTCCACCTGTAGATACTTGGGTTAATCCCATTTAGCCAGCCTCCAATGCTTCTACTTTAGCAGTTAGTTCTTGTACTGCTTTAACAAGCATCGGGATAATAAACTTTTCATTTACTCTTAAAACATCATTGATTGTATTTTCGTTGACTATGAGTTCTTGAGAAAAATTCTGAATTAAATTAGTGTCAACAGCCTGTACTTCTTGTGCAATAAAACCATATAGCGTCTCTTTTTCTTCGTCACAAAAACCATCAATCCAATTAAAGGAAACAGGTCGAAGCGATTTTATAGCAGATAAACCTTTATCAATATCAACTACATTCTTCTTAAGTCTTTCATCAGAAGCATTATAAATATTTGTTCCGCTAGGTGCACCAATATTACCACCTTCTGAAATAGTCATTTTTGTGCTAAGTGACGATCCACCTCCATAAGTTTGAAAAATCAAACGTGAATTATTACCTGCTCCTGCTCTTTTGCACCCAATGTAAGCATGACCTTCTAAATCACCACCCGTATCAGGATAACCAGAAATTAAAGCAATAAATGATGTAGAGTTTGCACCGCCACCACCGCTTTTAAATTTAGCAACAATATCTCCATCAGTATCATCACCAACAACGTGTAATTTACATCTATCAGGATTAGTTTGATTTATACCAACTCTTCCGTTTTCATCAATACGCATTTTTTCGGATTGTTGTCCAGAACCTTGTCCAGTTCTAAATTGTATCCTTCCACCATTACTACCGCCTGTTAAATTTATTTCACCACCATGATTACTTGATCCACCATCTAAATTTAACGCTCCAGCAGTAGAACCACTGTTAATTCTTAGTGTCCCAGATCCACTTAATGCTACGTCATTTGTTTTTACAGTTACATTTCCAGCCGAATCTATACGCATGCGTTCTGTAGGTGCGCCAGCATTACTTGGTTTAGTACCAAATATTAATCCACCATCATTCGATCCCCCTGCTCTAAACCCTTCAACATATCCGAATCTAAATCTGTCCGTTCCCTCTGTATTTCCTGTTCCATATTGAAATTCTAACCTTAAACTACCAGAGCCGGGAGTATTAGAGTTTCTAATAACAACTTTAGAATCAGATGAACTTGTTGTTTGTGTTACATCTAATCTACCATTATGAAAAAGTAAAGTTGACTCACCATTTAAAGTATTAGCAGTACCAGAGCCAGTAATAACTCTGTTATCTGCGTTGTTGTTTATTGTTGTTGAGGTAATACCTGTAAGGTTTGAGCCGTCACCATATAATGTGTCAAAATAGCCATTTGCAAAACGAGTAGCATTTTCTCCAATATCAAACTGAGAATCGTTTACAGGTACAATTTTTTGTGAAGTTACATTACCTGTAAATGTACCACCAGTTAAAGGCATTTTGGCAGCATTACTTGTGCTAAGTGCAGCTACGTCAACCCCATCAACTGTTCCTGTAACTGTGATATTTCCTGTTACGTCAATACCAGAAGTTACATCGACATTACCTTTAAGTGTAATTTGTGTAGGATTTACTTTTATATCAGTAGTACCATTACCAGAACCAGTAGTTAATACAAGCTCTTCAGTGTTATTTGTTCTTATTTGTGTTGATCCGATATTTAAACCATTAACATTTAATACGTTTTGTGCAGGGTTTATTTTAACTGTGTCATCAGATTTGAAAGTACCATCTGTATCTTGAATCGCAATTTTTAACAATGAGTTAGTAACAGTATTAGGTAATGCTCCCAATTCTAAATTGCCAGTTGTGACTATATTCTGCGATCCAAAATCAGGAGAAATTTTTGATCCAGCTATTGCTGCTGTGCTACTAACATCACCATTTACAATCGCTCCATCGGCTATTTTTGCACTTGTAACACTGTTATCAGACGGTACTCCTACTGCTAACTCTGCATAAGTAATTATAAAAAACCCTGCTCCTGTAGCTGGTGCGGAAGCAAATATAATATCATTACCATCTATAGCAAACCCTTCACTAGGTGAAGTTCCAGAATTAGGTTTTTGGACAACACCATTAACAGAAACAAGAAGTTGTTGTGCTGATACAGAAGGTGGGTTACTTAAAGTAAACCTGGTTGCGGTTCCATTAAAAGAAGCACTACCCCCACCTGATCCAGATGATGAGGATAGTGTATTAATAAAGAAGTTACTTGCAGCACCACCACCACTACCACTTATTTCAGCAATAGTTCCATTATCTTTTTTTGTAAATAATTTACCGTTATCAGTTCTTACCGCTACTTCTCCAACAACAAGATCACTTGTACTTGGATCGCTACCACTTCCTCTTTTTAATTTAATGACATTTGCCATGAGCTATAACCTCCTATGGCTTAATAAGTTCCACCATCAAGATCGAAACCAGAAACAGCACCATTTTCAAGGAAAGTAACAAGATCCGATAACGCAACTTGTACCATTGTTCCAGCGTCATTAATTACCATACGGTCAGCAGTAGCAAGTGTTGTTGATGTTGCAGATGTACCTCCGTCTAAAATATTTAACTCTGCTGTTGTTACTGTTGCTCCATCTAGTATCTGAACTTCTGCTTCAAGTAAATCTGCCAAAGCATTAGCTGTTGTCTGACCCATAGTTGCAAGCTCAGTAAGCTTATCGCTGTGTGGTTCGACATCCGTTCCAATTACTAACCCTAAAGCTGTTCTTGCTGCACTTGCACTTGTAGCACCCGTTCCACCGTCTCCTACAGCAAGCGTTCCAGTTATAGAACTAGCAGCTAAATCAACAGCAATTTCTGTAGATTCAATTACAAGACCACCATTAGCCTTAAGGTCAACAGATAAAGTATTACCAGACTTATCTAAACCATCTCCTGCTGTAATCTGACCAGCACCAGAGAATTGAGCAAAAGTTAGGTTATTAGTTCCTACTACAGCAGATCCAGAGTCAGAAGTACAAACAAAACCGTTATCTTCGTTTACCGTTCCTTTCTCAACAAAGGTAAACATACCAGCAGCATTAGAACCAGAAGCTAAATCATCTGCTCTTGATGGAGAAGACCCCACAACGTAAATACCATTTTGAGATGCAGTAGACTGATCTTTAACTAATACTCTATTCCCATCTGCAAGAGTAACTCCATCTAATGTGTCTCCATTATTAAGAGCAGTTGATATTGTTATGTTTCCAGTTGTTGCTGCAACACATGAATTTTTAACATTTAAACCTTGAGATGTAGCTTCTACAAATCCTTTAGTAGCAGCGTCTTGTGCGTTTACTGGATCGGCTACGTTTGTTATATTCTGTGAGTTAAATGAAACTGAACCTGTTGGTGCAGTCATTTGATCTAATCTATTTGTTCTTACACCTGTATCAAAATCAGATATTTTGGTATGTGCTATCGAAGGGATATCATCTGAAACTAAAGCTCTAAATGTAGGAGCAGCAGAACTTCCAGAAGCAGCACCAGCTAAAACATGGTTTGTTGTTCTTACCGTATCTTTATCAAAGAAAGCACCTTTACCAAACGCTTTATTGATAGTCGTAGCGGAACCTCCTGCTCCCCCTGTGCCCACTCCCACATATCCAATTTCATTACCTTCACTAAATGCTAATTCTGCATTTGCTAATGTTGTAGGTGCTGACGAGCCAGTAGACCTTTTAATTCTGATTGTGTTAGCCACTAAAACGAACCTCCATCGACTAAGTTTTCTACAGTACGAGTAGCATCTGCTTTAAATGTACCATCAGATGAAGAAAAATACACTATAGAGTTATCTATTTTATTGGAATCATTCAATATAGTTCCAGTTGCAGCAAACGCTGGTCCTTGTGGACCTTGAGTTGCAATATCTACAACAGTTGTATCTCCTTCATTTACTGTAACAGTATTTTTGGTAGTAGTGATGTTAACTGAAGTCATGCTGTGTAACCTTCGCTCATAAATACTTTACCTTCTAAATAGTATTCTTTCAGTCCACTTGGGTTTGTAAGCAATACATCGTAATTCAAAAAATCAGGAGTAAATGTTGCAGTTTGAACATCAGTTAAAGCTATATCTATAGTTCCAGCAGTCCTATTAGTATATGTAACTCCAAAGTCTGCATATTTATTGGAACGAGAATTATCCCAAACCTGGGCTTCTACTGTATATCCAGTTAGATTTATTGCACTATTATTACTATCTTTAAAAACAAGTTGAACATTATGATCCGATCTTCTTTGAACGGTCATATCATAAACACCAGGAGTAATTGCCATTAGCTGTAAGGTGAAGTACCAAGAATAGAAGTATTCCATTGTGCTTTTAATTCATCGGCTGTTGTTGCTGCACTTATACCAGAATCAGCAGGGGCATCTCTTAATGCTTGTTTTTTAGCAACAATATCAGTAGTACTAGCTGAAGTTTCCAATGCTTTTTGAAAATCTACATCAAGTGCTGTAAGTAATGGCTCTCTAGCTTCTCTTATATTTGCTTTATGTATTTCTTTAGCTTTTGCCATGTCAATGCCGAATCCCATAATTTACTCCGTATAAGTCCAAGAGTTTCTAAAGCTCCTATCGGTAGGAACATCTGTTGCATCTATTATATACGAAGTTTTTCCATCAGGCACATCTTTAGCTTGTATTTCTTCAACTGTTAAACCACAGTTATCAGTAGGGATTACGATAGCTACTGTTCCATCGTCTTGCATATAAACAATTCTTTTATCAGAGTTTGCCATAGTTTTTATTTATATTTTAGTTCTCAACAACCATAAATGAAACCATAAGTTTATCTACTGTTTCTCCAGAACTTGTATCTTTAAAAGTTCTTGATTTAAAACTTGAGGTGCTAATAGTGCTATTGCGAATATATAAACAACCATGACTATTATGGTTTGCATTATCTTGGCTAATACAATGTGTAATTATATAATTTGATGAACTCATATTACTTGTGAAATTAACTTGGTATCCACCTGTTTCATTATCAGTTATAGAACTAACATTAAAAGATTGTCTAATAGAAACAGTTCCAGTACCTTTTAAATTTACATAAGCTTTTAATTGTTTTATTCCAGTTAAATTAGCACCACTTACAGCAGGTAAAGTTGAAGGAAAACGTGCGTTTGGTAAAGTGCCTGATGTTAAACGAGTAGCATTTAAATTTGTAAGATTTGTACCGCTAACTGCTGGTAGTGTGGCAGGAAATCGTGCATTTGGTACTGTTCCAGAAGTTAGATTACTCGCACTTAAATTAGTTAAACTTGTTGTTGCTGATGCAAAAGATAAATTTCCCGATCCATCGGTTTTTAAAAATTCTCCATTACTCCCATCATTCACAGGGAGAGTAAGGGTAAAGTTTGTAGATATAGTACTTGGTGCTTTTATTGCTGCATAATGTGAACTATTTGCATCACCAAATCTGACTTCGTTTTGTAAATTTAATGTTATCCCGTTCTGGTCAAGAAATAACTGTTCTGTACCAGAGGCAGCTACACCTATTTGGTTTGAGGCTTTTTTAAAGAAGCCTGTTGTTGAATCACCAAAATGTATAGAAGGAGCACCTGCATTTTGACTTGCTAAAGCTAAAACACCCGTCATGCTGCCACCAGTAGCAGGTAATAAACCTAGATTTGCTGTATCAACTGGGCCAACAGTGGTAAAACCATTATTAGATGAATTTCTTATCTTTAAATTATTATTATCTGCCGTATCAACATAGGGCATAAATGCTTCTGTATTTGTTGGATCAGAACCACCACTATTAAGAGTTTTTATCGCATCAAAAACAGCATTAAGGTCACTTCTTACAGAAGCTCCCGAAGCATTGGCAATATTATAGTCCGATACTTGGCTCATTCAAATAATACTTTTCTTCATATTACACCCCTTTACCATAACCGACAGCTTGGAATGTGAAAGTTCTATCTACAAAACTAGAACCATTTTTAATACTTACAGTAAATCCTGTACCAGAAACATTGGTTACAGTAAAGAAATCACCTGATTGAGCATTTTGTATTGTTATTCCTACAGAAGGTAAGAAAGCATTTGCTCCTCCTAATGATGAAGTACCAACAAAAAATGGCGTTCCAAATGAAACAGTTTTTGCTGACGTACCAGATTGTTGTGGTGCGGTAGAGGTACTGCCTCCTGCCTGATAATTCTGTTCTGTCCTTGACTGAAATTCTGCTGTATAACCTGCTTGCTGTACGTTCATATTTTGTGAAACATTAGTTGTTTCTAAAATCAATTTAAATTTAAATCTACGACCTTTAAATGTTCCATTAGCAAAGTTATTAAATCCTCCAAAAGTTCCTGATGCTGTTTGTGATGTTGCTACCTGTATTTGTGTATTAGCTTCATCTGCTGCTGCACCATCAAAATTACCATTAATAGCATAATCATCCCAAAAAGATCCACTTGGAATTATGGTTTCTATATCTGTACCAATAACAAACCCAACAGAACGGATTACTCTTCTTAAATCAAGAGAAAATACAGCACCTAAATCTAATACATCTTTAAAAGCGTATTCTCCCGTTGCGTTTGTAGCTGGATTTGTAAGTTGTAATGCACTTGTAGAAGTATTAAATGTTGTATTTGTATCAACACCTTGAAATGGAGGACTGTCTAAATCTTCTCTATCTTGCAAAATAACCTGACTATCAATAAGATCAGGTAAATCCTGTATTACACTAGCTTCTCCTGTACTAAAGTTACCCTGGTCATCTTGAAACTTAAGAATATATTCTCCCTCCAGAGAGGGGACAACAACATCTGTTGTATTACCAGCTAAAGCAGTAACAAGATCAACAGAGTTTTGAAATGTACCGCTTCCATCCGTCAAATTACTGTGCCTTACATATACTCTTCCACCATGTAGAACATCAGGATCAACAGCTTTTGTCCATCTAAGTCTTACCAATTTATTAGTAATAGGTTCCATAGATAAATTTTGTACATTACCTGGTGGATCTGTTTTACCTACGGCATTAAATGTAAGGTCAGAAGATGTTGCGGATAATTTTAAAGCTGCATTATACGAATAAACTTTAAATTCATAAGCTCCTGCTTGTGTACCAGTAAGTTCAAAATCAGGTCTAAATACAATAGTATTTACCCAGTTTGTATTGTTAAATCTATATTGAACAAGATATTGACTCACACCTGTAACTGATACCCAAGATAAAATTAATTTAGTTACTGCAAGAGCGTTTATTACAACAACTCTTTCTGATGCCTGTAAGTTTGATGGTGGATTTTTTGGTTCGTTTAATAAAGAAATATTTCTAGCAGGTAAACTTATCCCAGATTCAATATTTGCATACTTACCGTCAATATAAGTTAAGGCTGTAATTGCATAATTTATACCATCCTGTTCTTCTACACTAATAACTCTGAAAGTTTGAGCTTGTAGGGAATCACTTTGAATTAACCAAATACTATTAACATTTGGAGTTTGAGATAAAGCAGAAGATAAATTTATTTCACTGCTGAATTGGTCAACGCTTGAGATATTTTTTGTTTCTAGTGTTCCGTCAGGTAACATTACACTACATTTTTGATTTGTACCTGAAAATGTACTTAAATCTTTTACGTTATCTACAATTATTTGTGTTGTTGTTGCAAATTTAATCCTTCCTGATCTTCTTTCTACACTACGAACAGGATCATTGACAGAGATAACAGATCCAGGTCTTACAACTGCACCAGCGTCTATTGATGTTGTAAAACTAATCACTTCTGATTCGTTCTGTTCGCTGAATAATATTGCTTTACCTAATCTCTGTGCTTGACCACGAGAAGTACAGGCAAATGCTTTTACATCTTTCTTTACTATTCCTAGCTTGGCTTGTGCAGCAGTATCTTCTACAACTTCATAATCTATCTCCCTGCTATTCATATTAAAATAACTGACAGAAATAACAGAATGTCTTTGTTTTAAACTGCTACCAGAATATGAAAACCCACCTTCACCTACGTTTGCCAAACTAAATAGATAACTAGGATCTGTTGGTTTATCTTGAGTAATAGTGACAGAACCTTCAGACCATATAGGAAAACATCTCATTACTCCAGCTAATTCATTTATTAATGTATAAGCTTCTTTTGATCCTTGAATATTTACATTACAACTAAATCTTGCTTCTTGTCCTCCAGAACCATCTGATACTAACTCATTTGCGTATCTACTAGCAGCTACAAAACTGAATAAATCTAAATTACTATCTGTAATATGCGTTCCAAATCCGTACCTTTCAGTCGTGAGAAGGTCTAATAAAATTAAAGCAGGGCATGAGCACCATTGGGCTGCTCCCATTGTTCCATTGAATATGTAACCACTTGGATAAATAATTCTTCCCGTTTGTAAATCAACAGTAGGAGTACCAGAACTAGATGCTCCTGCACCTGGGATTCTTACTTTTACACCACGAACACGGAAAGCTCTCTTTGGTATAGAGTTAAACTGTTCAGAATCTATTCTTAAGTTCGTATATGCACTATTTAAATAAGTTTGCTTATCATCAACAATTTCACCGATACTTGTCCAAGTAAAAGCATCAACTAACTGAACAGATGTACTATCTGCTGTAACTCTTACAACTCTTATATCAACAGGAAACGCACCAGTTATATTTACACGATATTCTTTTTGGTACGCATCAGCAGACCTACCAGTAATAGTATCTGAAATAATATCTGAAAAACCACCACTGTTGTATTGAACCTGTACCTTAAGATCAACAGAAGAACCTAATAAATCTCCTTCGTCAGTTGCCTTTTGTAGTTGAGGAAAAGTTACCGTTACCTTTACAGCATCTACATTTGTATTTGTAATCTGTCGAGTGACAGGAGAGGAGTTTGTTACTGTAACTCCTACAGCAGTTGTCGATTGACTACTTTCTATACCAGGAATATGGCTTTGGTTTGATGTTCCAAAACGAGGTGTAAATCCTACGCTTTGAAAGTTAAAATCTGCTGTTTGTGGATTTGTATTACTGGCAGTTGAATTTAAAATAGGAGTATCGTTTAGAAATACATCTTTTAATGCTGCGTTGTTATATGCTGTTGTTCCTTTTGTAAGCCCTGCTTTTGATGGAGTAGCAAAACCTTCTATCTCTCCTTCAGAAATAAGATCTTGAATAGAAGCAAACTGTCTACTGTTTAAAGTATCAGGAGCACGATATGGAGGTGGTGGAGTGGGTGGTGGACCACCAGAACCTCTAATAATTTTCTTAGTCATACTTGCACCTGATTTGTGTCAATTCCAGCAG